ATGAGCGTTTTATTCTAATTATTGATGCCATCTTTTATTCTCCGATTAAACGATTAATATTCGCCACCTTCCATATTCTGCGCATCAAGCGTAGTGGAAGAGGTCCATTTATTTGTGTTTGTTTTGTAAACTAGTATGGACCCGTTTACTTTACCATTAGTAGTTACATCGACATCGGCGATGTTTGATATTGATTCAACGAAAGCTGGTGCAGCTAAGTTTGTCGATGAAAGTGTAAGAACACCTTCCGAAACTGCGACCGATAATGCTTGGTCTGGGGTTACTACTGCTATTGTATCTGCCATTATATTTGTGTTATCTGTGGGGTTATAGTCACGATACCCTCTACAACTCTGGTTTTAGCAGCAGCTGCAGAGGTGATCTCCACGTCATATAGCCATCTCCCTGCAGGAATAGCCGAAGAACTTGAAGCGGATAGTTGGAGTCTGACTTTACCGTTAGCTGCATCGTAGACCGATGCGGTAAATGCGTATACCGTGGATGAACTGTAGGACTTTCTCATCTGAGAAGCTACAGTATACCCACTTAAATTCAGAGGTTGTCCGTTGGTCGAACTCACAGTAATTATGTTACTGTAATCACTCCCAGCGTCCACGAAAAGATTGCTAATAGTAGCCATTGACCCATCCTAAACACTATTCTTATACCTCTTTATTTATAAGATACGGAACTTGGGATTTGCAGGATTAAATTGCAGTGATTGGGATAATCTTTTTGGCTTTACGAGTTTTTTCTGGTTTACCGTTCATCCACCAATAGATATCTTTTCTATCTTGACGTAATGGTCCATCAATATAACCTGGAATATACCCACCTGTTAATGTTTCTATTGCAATAGTAAATGCTGTAATGTTATCGCTGAACGCATTGTTACAAGACGCTTCCCACAACTCTCCTGTCAAGAAGAAACAAGCACCCTTGCATATATGAAGAACTGGGCAGTTTGGGCACTCAGAACGATCACTCCAGTGGGTTCCAGTTCTTACTTCAACACTTTCTAAATCAGAAACATGACCGATATGATGGGATATACCTGATGGATTGACTGATACTGGACTTACGTTTTGACAGGTTAATACATTACCATTTAGATCAACAGCAATATTTTCTGCTAAATCCATACCACACTTTTGAGTCAACATTTCTTTTGGGAATTGTGTAGATATTGATTCAATAAATCCAGTTACTTTTTGATGTATAGTTCCAAATAACAAAGCATTACCAGAGCGTAAATCTTGTAAAGAAGTATTCCTAAAATTAATATCTTCCTCTTCATCTAATAGGGAGTTCGCTAAACCACCCTCATCATAAGCATCAACAAAAGTACCTTCTCCAATAGAAAGCATTTTTAAGTATTCTGGACCAATTTCATTAACAACAAATTTAGTAAAGAACGACTGGATATCAACCCTACTAATATTTTTACTATTAATCATTGAGTTAAAACTAAACATTCCTTTCGGAGCAAGACGTTTGAATAAATCTACAATCCCTACTTTAGAATGTTCATCTAGTAATGGATCTGGACCACGAACAAACTGTCCTGGACCATCATGAGAAACCGATACTGCAAAATTATTTGCTTCTAACCAAATATTCTTTTCAACATCCAGTAAACTACCATTTGTTATAACACTAAGTCTAGCATTAGGATATTTTGCTCGTAGAAGTTCAGCAAGGGGTTTAAATGTTTTCCAGTAAACAAATGGTTCTCCACCCCAAAATTCAATATTAGAACCTTTACCTAAACCATCGTCACCACCTTCATACCATGTAGACATATTATCTACGAATGGTTGAACGTCGTCTGGGTTAGTTGAATCTGCATGAGGTACAAATCTTTGATTGCAGTAATCGCATTCAAAATTGCAAGAAAGACCCAACTGAATTTTCACAGTCTTTAAATCTTTCTTACCCTTGTTAATTTTTACTTGCTCTCTATTATCAAATTTACTAACTGATTCAATTACTGGAGTTCCATCATCCCAAAGTAAACTGTTATTGGAGTTATCGTAGATAACTTTACGAGTATCGTTCTTTAATGGGTGGTGAACAGATATTTCAAATTTTGCCATAGTTTATCCAATTGTGTAAAAGAAAAATCCCACCATGTTTCCATAGTGGGATCAACATAGTATAAAGTTATTTATGCTAGCGTTTTAGTGAAGGTATTGACATTAGAATATCTTTTATATCCAATCTTAATCTTTACTGTGTTACCAGAAGAAAGTGTATCTGTTAAAATATTAAAAGAACCTACGCCATTTGTTAATGTAACTTCAGTTCTATCCAATAATCCTACAATTGGTTCCAAATATAATTTTGAAATAGAAGTATTAGAACAAGTAACTGAAACAGGAATAGTAGTACCAGCACTTGGAGAAGTAGCAGTTGTAGAACTAGTAATTGATGCAAGAATGTCTTTATAAGAAGTTACTGAATTAACTACTGTGTGAGTTGTATCTGCAACAATATTCCAGATATCACTGTTTTGAACAGGTACTATGTTATCTTCAGTATTAATTGTTTTGATAGTAGCATCAGTAGTAAGAACATGGAAAGTACACTGGTCAAATGATGCTGCAGAATGAGGCACAAAAATTCTCAAAGGAAACATATACTGCTTATCTGATGCAAGATAAGGTATAATCATTGGAGATGGTTTTACTTGCCATGTTTTATCAAATAATGATAATAGAGACATTTCTGTAACAAGTTCAGATTGGAAATCTCCTGTCGGTTTAAACAAATATTTTGTTTCTTCAATATAAAGATCATCAGTTTCTGTATTATTTTTAATTGTAAAATATGATTGATCTGTTAAACGTGTATGATTTCTAATAAGATTAATGTTTAACTTAATATTATATAATGTAACATCAGAAGTTTCTTCGCCCATTTTTTTTCTGGAAAGTTTGTACTGTAATACAGTATCTGTGATTTCTAAAGTATGCGTAAATTGATGCGCAGCCTGAGAAATACCTTCTTCGGTAGAATAGAAATATTCAGGAAAATTTTCTCTGGATATATTAAATTTGGTTATTGTTGACATTTGTTATATTATCCTTAGCAGTTACAGACACAGTTACAGTTATGACAATTTTGATTGTGATAATACATGTCTTGTCCAGATCCTGTATCTAAATGAAGATTGTTACTACGACCAGCCTGAATATTACCACAGTTACCTTGGTTACCAGCATTTCTACCAAAATACGGACCTCGGTCACTGCCAGTTTGTTTGGTATTATGCGGAACCCATGAACCATAGTTACCCAAGTTGTTAGAGAACTGAGATAACGATCCTGGCCAGCCTGAAGAAGAAGATCCAGCATTACCTGAAATATTAGTAACGATAACAGCACCAGTATTACCTTGAACTGAAGTAACAGGAACTGAAACAATAACCGCACCAGTATTACCCTGAACAGATGTTACGTTGGCAGCGATAGTTGGGTTACCAGCAGCACCATCGCCATTAGTAACAGAGATGCCAGATCCAGCAGTAATAGTTCTTAACGCAGCAGTATTAGCAGCAGTCTTAACATAAACACCAGAAGTGCCAGTAAGACCACCGATAGCAGATAAGTCACCATCATACGCTTGAACGTCAGTACCAATGGCCAAACCAAGAGTTGTACGAGCAGTTGCTGCATCAGCGTCATCGATAAGAGTACGACCATATGCAGAAAGAGTTGTAACCGCAGCAGCTGCTGCGCCAGTAAAGTATGGTAATGCGTTAGCAGCAGAAGTAAGACCAGCAATAGCAGCTAGATCAGCATCATATGCTTGAACGTCTGAACCGATTGCAACACCTAAGTTAGTTCGTGCGGTTGCAGCATCAGTACCACCAGTACCACCCTTAGCAACAACTAGGGTAGCTTGTAAGTCTGTAGCAGTGGTAGCATTACCAGCAAGAGCAGCAGTAATAGTACCAGCAGCAAAGTTACCAGAAGCGTCGCGAGCAACGATAGTAGAAGCTGTATTTGCTGTAGCAGAGTTCATCCCATCGAGCAAGTCAGCGTCTAGATTAGAGCCAGCGCCATCAACAGTAACAAGTTTGGCTAGAACGTCAGCTGCAGTATAGCTGGCAGAAGTTTGGCCAAGAGCAATTTGCGTGGATATGTTTGAGAAGTTTGCGTCGACTTCAGCGTTGGTAAGAGGACTACCTTTAGTAGATCTTAGCGTTAGCGATGGAGCAGTTATAGATGCCATTTAAGTTTCCTTAGTCAGTCTTATTTAGTAGATACCAGCTGTAGAAGTAGCTGTTTTATATCTGTTAATTCGTTCTTTATGTTATTTATGTCTTCTGTATGTTGAGAAATTTCAGCTTCTCGGGCTTCAACTTTCCTCTTTCTATCGAGGTATTCTTCATATTCAGTTCTATTATTATTTAGGATTGCGCCAGTAGCGGTATCTCGAACTAAACTGGCGTGACCCTGTACTTTTAAAAAATTATTCATTAAGGACAAGCAATAACTCTAAAGTCTTTAATGATAGGAACAGCTGACGTATTGGTAGAATTCATAACAATTTTAACCACGATAGTATCAAAAGAAGGCGCATTCGTTAAAGTGTAAGCAATATCACTGAAAGTAGGATTACCATTATCTACCTTAGTAACTACACCATCAGCTGTCATCAGAGTATATTTAGTATTATCTAACTGAGCACTATCACCAGTACAAGTCTTGTAATAAACCGAAACATCAGCTTCAGCAGGGATATTTGCAGCCAGCATAACTCTTAGGAAAGTAGTAGCATTTGCAAACTTAACTGGAGTAGTTACATATTTACTCTGTGAGGTGCTACCAATCGGAGCAATTTCATCAACAAATAAGATTCTAGCGGTAATAGTAGTTCCAGAAACTGAAGCCTCACCAGTAAACGTAGTATTCAAAGTAAGAGTAGCAGTAGTGCCGTCATCACTAAATGCAGTGACTAAGAAAGTTCCATTATTACCACCAGTTGTTGCACCAGAAATAGTGATGAATTTACCGATACCGATACCAGCCATTGCAGTTCTAACACCAGAAATAGTAGAAGTAATAGTTCCGCCTGAAACAAAAGTAAACGCACCAGTAGCATGAGTAAACGATGTGATATTATCTAAAGCAGGTACGTTCACGTTGGATTCAGTTGGTTTATTTAATTTGTTACTGACCGCAATTAAACTTGTACGAGTAGTATCGATAACTGGAGAAACTGAGTCGTTGGTAGTAGCCATTTGAGCGGAGAAAGTTACCGTCTTCGCACCACCCAATGATATGTTCTCATTAGTCTCAGAAGCAATCATTCTTGGAGTAAAGAAGTAATTATTTTCTTTATTCAAAGCAGGAGAAAATCCAGCGTCAGGTACATATGCTGACTGACTACCATCAACTGATTTACCAGAAGTAGTTTTAATATTAAATGTAGTTGCTGTATCAGAGAATATTTGCATTTGAACAGAAGGGGTAATAATATCATATTGAATATTTCTGCTGGCTTTTACAAAAGTTCCACCAGTATATCCGCTAGTAGTAGCTGCAGTAGTGACAGAGAATGTATATGAATCAGGATCTACATTACCAATAATTTTAGTAGTGAATATTTCAATAGCAGGAATACCATTAATTGGAGCAACATATTGGAAAGTAGAACCAGCAGCAGCCACAACACCAGCATTGGCAGTAAGAGTTAATGAAGTGTTACTTGCAATAGAAGCAACGGATCCAATCAAAACATCAGCAGAGTTGTAAATACTTGAGCCAGCTGCTAGTTGAGTTGTAAACGCTGTGCCAGAACCAGTAACAGTAGTGCTACTTGTTGAAGCAGTAATAGTTCCAGTTCCTGGATCATTACAGTTAACAGCAGAGATATCTACAGTAGAACCAGTTGGCATACCATGATCATAGTGCCACATACGAACAGTTGTTGAACCAGAAGTAGTTTGGAATGGATCATTCTCTACTGTGTCGTATGGAACAATATCATTTACAAACTCAACATCACCAATTACTGCAGTGTTGAATACAGCACGATTAATTGTAAACTTAATATCAGCGTTATCGTCTTGAGTCCAAGTAGATGCGTTCTGCGATTTAAACATTACACCAGCGTAAGGTTGAGACGAGATAGTTCTTCCTGAACCTGGGATCTGATCACCCATGTAAGAGATCCAAACATTATAATTATTTGAGTCAGACTGAAGAACGAAACAGTATTCAGTATTATCCTGAACGTAAACTGGGCTCTCAAAAGTAAATTTTGTTAAAGTATCGTAACTGCGTTTAGAAGTACCATCTGGCATAGTTACGTAGTTGGCAGATAGATTAACTTCTTCAGAACGCTTGGTCACAATACTGAATGGAAGAATAGTTTTACCTGGAGTTCCATTTACCATTTCACGGACTTGTAGAGTAACTGGTAGATTATCATCCTTGGTAGCAAAGAATACATCAATGGATGTCAAGAATGCACCACCCTTTTGCTGAATCAAGAATGACTGAGCCAGTGGGTCATACCAACCAGTGTCTGAAGTTACACGTTTAGAATTATTGTAGATTGTTTTTGTGTCTGGGGTTACTTCTTCTTGAACTAATACTGAGTTTCTCACCGCATTAATAGTTGCTTGTTTAGTAATTAGTGTACCATCAGCAACATAATTAGTAATACCACGTGAAGTATAATCACCATTATATGTTGATACATCAGCTAATTTAAATTCTCTGGTACCAGTTCTGAAACGAATAGCATCGGTTTCTGGAATATTAAATAAGAATTCTAATTCTCCAGCTGAATTTGTTGCTAGTGTAGATTGTGGTGTTATTGAAACAACAGTACCTTGTGCGCTACTATTTGATCCAGAGATAGTTTGTCCATTGGCAAATGTACCTTTGACATTTACAACACTTAAAACATAAGCATCATTTTCATCTTGGTACACATTAACAACTACCGCTGTTGCAGTACCAGCACCATTGGTAATAACATCACCAGTGTTTAAACATACTTGTGAGTCACCTTCAATTCTACGTGCAGTTGCAGAGCCTTGCCCACCTACGTTTACTTTATAATTAAAAGTACCAGAAGATGGAGTATATACTAATTTCTGCGCAGCAGTACAGAACGCAGAAACATCAACACCATCAAAATACGGATAGAAACGTGTAGATGGTTTTAGTTTGGCAGCCTGAACAAGAATATTTCTTGTTCGAATATATGGAATAACTGTGGTTGAAACTGTTCTATCATCTACTTGTTCATAATCGGTTTTTAGTTCAATTTTTGTACTAACACCATTTCTAGATTGGCCAATTGGTTGTGCATATGTTTCGTATGTTATATCACGAATACCAGGACCACGCAACTGCTCAGAATAAGAACCTGTTTTTACTGGATCACCAATCCATTGAGTTGTCCAAGCACCCCAAACAGTTCCAAGAACACCAGCTTTTTGAGCAAGTGCTTGTATAGTATTATAATTACCTTCTACCTGCTGAATAATATCAGGCATTCTGGTAGTTTCGAACCAATCGTCTGTTGGTGGGTTTAACTGAACAGTACCAAGGAAAGTAAAGATGGCAAATGGGTTAATGTTTTCAAGGCGAGATGCGTATACTTGTGTAACTATTGGAGTTGTAGTATACGGCAATGTAATGATATCACCAGTCAACTTATAATTTGCGTTTGTGCGAGCAGAGTCATTTGAGAATTTTTCTAATAGGTTTACATTATATACTGTATAGAATGGGCGAAGCGTATTCTCTTTCATGTCAATAGCGCAGAAATAATCTGCAGAACTAGCATTACCTAGATTATTTCCTGCAAAATTATCAACAACAAAACCATTCTTCATTCTGTCTAAACCCGAACTGTCTTTGATAGACAAAGATTGCGTTTCTTGTTCAAGCATACTTAGAGCAGTATAGTATTCTAAATTATTAATACGCTTATCTAGAGCACCAATGTCCCGCATTGTATATCTTTTGTTATCAACTTTAGAAGATATAACATTAGATTGCGATGCATTAAATGTATATGCATTTAAATCAATGGTATAAAGAACCATACCCAAAGCAGGATCTCCTGGGTATCCTGGACTTAAAGCTGATACACCAGCAACATTAAATATCAGACCATTGTAGTCAATAGCAATTTTATCTTTTCTTGGTAGATAATAACTGTAATCAGCAGTAACTGCTTGGCCACGTTTTGGCACACCAGAAACAATACCACCAGTACCAATAAAGTTTTTGGCACCAACAGATTTATTTGCTACACGTGGACGGAAATCCAATGAATCTCTTAGATCTGCTGGTATCTCTTTGTAGTCAATACCGCTGTATGAGTTAACATCAAAATAATCACCAGCACCATGTTCAAAATATTGGTATGTTACTCTAATTGGATTTGATGGAGCAGCATATGATGGTTTTAATGTTAGCGTTGCCAAGTCATAATGAGTAGATCTTTGGCCATTATCAATTTCATAACGATCTGAAACATCAACAGTATATTGATTAGTTGTTGGAGTACTACCAAAAGCAATACTTGGAGCCATTGTAATACTTACAATCTTAAATAAATCTGCTTTATCAAGGGAGATTACATTTGCTTGGGCAGCTACAGCTGTAGTAAAAGATTCAAAAACATTTGTTAGCGTTTTAGTTTTTTCGAAACCAGAACCATTACGAATAACTGTTGCAATAACAGAAATCGAACGACCAGATTGAGCAGAAGGAACAACAATACCACAAGTTGAACTAGAAGGGCTAATTGAAACTGGAGTAATAATAGTACCACCAGTTGCATCGCTTCCATTATCAATAACAATATAATTAGTAGGCTCTGCTGTTGGTGCAAAAGTTCCAGAAGTGCTTAACGTCAATGATGTACCAGTAGCAGTTTGAGTAAATTTCTTTTGAACCTGGAAAGTTGTATTATTGGTGCCACCACTACCAGCAGTTCTCATAGAACGAATTGCTTGATATGGTAGTGGGAAAATTAATGATTGTTTCTGTGGTTCAAGAATTTCAGTAGTACATTTAGTAATAGTTGCGCCAGTGATAGCAGAAACAGTTGCATCTACAACAATTACGTTTTGGTTAGTTATGCTACTGACAAGTCGAAAATAACTAGCGCCAGTTCCAGAAATTAAAACCAGATCATTTACTCTTAAATCAGTAAGGAATGATGTTCCAGTTCCTGTAACAGTAGTAGAAGTTCCACTAACAGTAACTGAACCGATTAATTGTTTATTAACTGGACTAATATCGGCAGTAAAATTTAAATTAGAATCAGAAGGTGCTGTATATGCAAAACCTTTAACATCGGTATTAAATGCGTATCCTGGATTCATTTGAACATCAAATAAACCAAGTTTGTAAATTGCAGTATAACCAAATGGTAAACTATTATGCCATTCCATAAAACGAGCACGAGCATACCCAACAATAGTACCTTGTGGAGATCCACGATTCGCAGAACCAGTTATGTTATTATATAATGTAATCTGCGCAAGACTATCGACTGGAGGTAAGTTGTTTACGTTTGTAACTAATACATAATTACCAACAGTAGTATCAATAACTGATGCGGTAGCCTGAACAAAATCACGTGCTTTAGGCACAGGAATGTATGTTATTGCAGTCTTTTCAATTTCATAACCACGAACATACGCCTTGCCAGATTCAACACCAATAGCAAGTTTTGATTCATCGCCATTCATATTAATACCACGATTGTATGCTGGGACTATTTCAAACTGCCAGTTAACACCAGTAGCACCTGGTCCATCAAATGCAGATGCTGATGTATGAGTTGGGGGAGTTGTAATTGATGTTGCTGAGTTTAAAGCAACATAAGTGTAACCACCATATGAAACGATGTCTCCAATTAAGAATGCGGTATTAGAAGTCCATGCTCCACGATTATTATTACGATGTTCGCGAATATCAATACCAAAACCATTAACAGTATAATCACCAGACTCATCGAATGTACGACGTGCCAGTTCGTCACCAATTAAAGAATATTCAGTTTTATCAACGATAGTCTTAATCTCACCATTTGTTACACGAATTAATTCTACAAAATTTGCATCTGATACTGAATCGATTGCAAGTTTCTTTAGAGTTAAATCAATATAAAAACGATGAGCACCTGGAGCAGCATAATTAAAGCTGTTCTGTGCATTATCAAGTAAAGATTCATCTTCTTCTGGAGTAATAATCTCTTCAGAGATGTTAAGACCAATACGATATGTTGGTGATGTAGTGTATTTGTCAAGAACGATAGTTTGTTTATCAACTAAACAAAAATGACCATTAATATAGTAAACACCAGAATTAACAGTTGCAAGCGAACCCTTACCGATAGAGTTATTTGCAGAACCAACTTGAACAGAGTATACACTATCTTCAGTAATTAGAACTTCATTAACAGCAAAAGTTTTAGTGGTTTTATTAGTACCAGATTGTTGGTAGTTTAAATATAGTGTAGTTGGATCGCTACTTTCTGCGCTTTGAGTAAGGACTACTGTGGCTTTTACGCCAGTAGTTTGACCTACTAAAATTTTGCCGAGCAAATTAGTGCGGAATGTTTCAACAGCAACACCATTATACAGCGAGATTAGTTTTACGTAATCAGCACCCTTTCCAGGTTGTGTAATAGTCTGGATTGATGCTTGTCCAGGGATAACCATGGCACCTTGTTCAAAGATCGCATCACCATGACGCTTAATTTGATTCTGCAGAATACTCTGCATTTGAGTTAGTTCGCGAGCCTGAACCGCAAATGAAGGGCGATAAAGAATACGGTAAAACTTTTTAGTTTCGTCGTAGTCGTCGTTATACGGTTCGGTATTGAAATCTAGCATTCTTTTACTCTTTAAGTTATTTGTTTATTTATGTTAAAAGTTTATAACAGTTCTTAGAGTCACGTTTTGATCAGCAGTAGGAGTAAACGCTACTTTGTTATCTATGAATAGTAAGTGCCCTGAATATTTATCTGCTGTTGGAGCTGTTACACCTGCTGCAGAGAAAGTATTTCCTGCAGCGTTAACAAACACGTTGCCAACAGCGGGAACTACGTTATCAATAGATTGTAATAGAACTCCCGTAGTTGTCAAAGCAACAATTCTAAATAATGCTCCAGTTGCAGAACCTAAGTTTACTTGCATATCTTGAGAGAAGTTATTAATATCAATAGTTCCAGCAATTACGTAGCAAGCAGAAGCCAAACTGGAAGCCAAGTTACCAAATGCTCCAAATTTTCTTGGGTTTTTAATAAGTCCGAGTTGACGGAAGTCATTATTTACAGTAAATCCTTGGTTAGCGTCTTTTGAGATATTGCTGTAAAACATTAATTTCTTGGCAAACATACCAGTAATAGGATCTTTGCCGTGACCACCAAATGGAGCCATTACAGCACGAGCAACAGCACCTTTGCCACCACCTTGATTAAATGCTACATTAGCATAATGATATCCAAGACCATAATTTAAAACTTCAATCTTATTTACTCTACCATTCACTACCCGAGCCATTGCAGAAGCACCAGTTCCATCACCAGTAATAGTAATAGCAAAATCTGCGCCATAACCATAACCGCCAGAGATAACTGGGTAAGCCATAATACGACCATCAGGTGTCAACAATTCAGTATTCGCTTGAAGTGTATTAATATCACCTGGAGATAGATCTGCAGTTAACTGTGCCAAAGTACCATTACCAGTTACAGTTAAATTAGCGTATGTGTAGCCAATACCACCATCATCAATTTGAACAGATCTAATTTGACCATCAGTAATCAACGGAATAAGTTTAGCTGTAGATTGAACGCCAACAAAATAAGCAGTGGCACCATTACCAGCAGAAACTGGAGTAATTGTGGCAGTTGGCAAAGCAGAATATCCTGCACCGTATTTCAAGTTAGCAGTACCAGTTGCAGTTGATCCAGCATATTTTAAAGTAGCAGTACCATTGGTGGCAGTTTGTAAAACTGCAGTACCAAGAACTAATCCTGTTCCAGCACCGCCAGTGAATGTAATTGTTGGTGGATTGATGTAACCAGTACCACCACCAGAAACTGTGATTGCGGTAATTACGCCAGCGGAAAATACTGCAGTAACTACAGCAAGATTGCCGCCAGTAACATCAGGTGCGCTTACTGTAAAAGTTGGTGATGCAGTATAGCCAGTACCACCACTAGTAACTGGAATAGAAGCAATAGTTCCAGTAATAGTTGGAGCAACAGAAGCGTGAGTAGTTCCAGATACAGTTACTGTGTAAAGTCTATTTGAGAAAAAGATTTGATCACCAACAGTTACTGCAGTACTTGCAGTCCATTGAGTTCCAAAAGTTAGAGTTGGAACTGATGTATAAGAATCCCCTGAGTTAGAAACAAATACTCGCGATACCGAAGTACCATTCATAATCGCTTGACCAACGAAACCACTACCACCGCCACCAGTCATAGTCAGAGTCGGTGCAGAAGAATATCCAATACCACCGCTGGTCATTGTAATATCTAGAATAGAACCATTTAGTACATAACCTGTAACTACGCCACTGGCAACAGTTAGTGTGCCAGTTGCTCTAGTTCCAATATATTTTAAACCAGCAGTACCATTTGCAACAATACCTGATTTATGACTAGGTCCAGGAGTAGCAGTAGTTCCTGAAACAGTACACTCGTACATATTATTTGAATGTTCTACTTTCTGGCCAAGAAGAATACCAATTCCAGTAACCCAAGTATTGGCTCCATTAAATGGAGGAGCAACACTTAAAGTAGCACCAGAAGTATAACCACTACCACCAGCAGAAATTGTTAATGCAGTTAATAGCAATGGATCAGATGCCCTGTATCCATCACCAGCAATTGTAATGTTTGCGGAAGTATAATTTTGTCCAGCATTATCAATTTTAATATTTAAAATTTCGCCACCAGAATAAAACTGTGAGCGTATAGAGTTAACAACTGGCATATAAACGTCAGTCAAGAATTTATTACGTAGAGCAATTGGAATACTGTACAAGTATTTCCACATATACCCATCAGGCATAATAACTGGATCTACAACAGTACCAACTGGTTTATAAGTTGAAATTGCTTTGTTATTATTATCAAGAACTTTGTATACGTTAAAATCATCAGTAATGGCATAAGAATTTGTATCTTCTAGACGCTGTGCGCCAGATGGAGCAATATTAACAACTGCAGTTGCACTAGCTGCAGAACCACCACCGCCAGTAATAGTAACAGTTGGAATAGCTGTGTAACCAGTACCACGCGAATTTAGCGTAATACCAATAATACTACCATTACTAAGGACAGCGGAAGCTGACGCACCAGTTCCTCCACCACCAGTAATAGTAACAGTTGGTGTTGAAGAATAACCGAAACCACCCGCAATTAAATTGATACCTTGTACTTCTTTGGAATATTGATCATCATACATGTCCCAAACTTGACCCGTGACCCAATCTACTCTAGGGATTACGAAAGCCACATCAGTTGAGTTAAGTTCTTTTAAGGTAATAATTTCATTACGAGATTGTAATTCGTAATTGAAACTATCGATTGGATATGGAGGATTAGTCTCATCTGTCCAATTAATAGTTTTACCTAAAAAGTAGTAATAACGTGCACTACGATTCTGGATTTCATTATATACTGCGTTAGCAATAGAATTGCTTAACGGAGATTTTAGTAATGATGAC